CTATTTTAATGGCGTATATAACGCTGCCGTTATTCCTTCATAACCAGATATTGTGTTTGAAACGAATACCTGCTTACTTGCTGCGTCAACAGACTTGGCGTTTATGTAAACGTACCCCTGACTTGCGATGCCACCTAGATACCTTTCGCTCATGAAACGATTCATCATCTGTAATGCCTGGGAAGAGTTTCCGTGCATTGTCATCGCAACGAAGGCACTCTCCAGTTTGTCTTTCTTGAAAGAGTATACTACGACATCGATATCCTCGTTCATCGCTGGATAGTAGAAAAGCATTGTCCTGTCGCTTCTCTTTGTATCAAGGCTTCTGGTCTCGTACCTCATTACATCCTCAGGTGTTGCATTCATCTTGCATAATGGCTCTCTGAAATAATTATATAGGCCTCTCACTGTAACGTTACATTGGCTCTTGGATCCTCCGGATATTGCGTATATGGCGGTCTCACCGACGTGATTGGCTGTGACCTCTCCGTCGTTCACGGATGCGACAAAGGTGTCTTCAGAAGACCAGGAAGCCTTACCTGTATGGGTGATAGTGTACTTATCTCCCTTTTGTAAGGTGATGGCTCTCTCGTTCATTGAGAATGGTTCGTCATCGCTACTGCTACTACTGCAAGAGAAAAATGACACTCCTGCCAAAGCAAATACTGCTGCTAATAATACCTTCTTCATAATCCTTATATATAATAATGTTATACCTCGATTCCGTTATCTGCAAGAATCTTCCTGAGAAGACGAATCTCGCTGTCCTTAGACTTGATAGTCTCGTTCTGTGCGTTGATGATCTGAATGAGCTGTGCATTCTTGTCTATTAAAGACTGCTCTTCTCGCTCTTTTGCTCGTTCTGTGCCAGTTTCGATATTCTGGTTGTTATGGTGGCCAAACATACTTGCTATTACTGACGTTGATGGACTCGAGCAGTCTTTTGCATGCTGAGCTGCTCGTTCTATTTCCTCTTTTATCAAGTCTCCAGCAATGTGTAGATGAGGATAGCTGCCGGACATTCTGTTTAGCTCTTTTGTCTTCTCCTCTAGCTTCTCAGGCAAGTACATCGGACCAACGCCGGTTTCAAGCCATTGGTCATTAACCAGCAATGAATGTTTCATTTTACTTATGTCCATCTTGGTGATAGCAACCTTGCCGTCGAGCTTCCTGCCGATATTACTTATATCGGTCACATTCATGAACTGTTGCTTGTTAAGCTGTTCGCACTTCATTACTTCCTTCAGTCTTTCTTGTAGTCCTGCTACACGATTTTCTGTTACTGCCATACATTTTTAGTTTTATATACGTAACTAAAACCGTCTAAAGTGCTAATAAAGGTTAACGGTACAAGAAAAACGTGTAAATTACTTGGTGATTACACGAAATTCATGTACCTTTGCACTCGTTGACGGTCGAGTAACCAACAAAGCCGTTACAAACGGAGGCTTGTGCGACCGAAAGTACGTACTTTACATTGACACTGCAAATATACGACTTTTTTCGCACAACGCCAAATTTTTAATGGTTTATTTAAGTAACAAAGATGAAAAAGGTCGCAAGAATAACAAAACAGGACATATTGGGCATCAAGCCAGGAAAATTTGAAGTCTTCCTGCTTGAATCCGCAAGAGCAGTTCGGTCGGCAGTAACATACGCCTATCAGCTTGCTCAATACGAAGATTTGCCGAAGGGTGTACTCAAATACTCAACTTCGGCAGACTATAAGAACCATACAGCGATTATCACCGCTGTTCCGGTTGAGTAGTAAACTTTAAAAGATTAAAGTATGGAGGAAATTATAAAACTCGGAAGAACCGATACAATGACATCTCTCGAAATTGCAGAGATAACCGGGAAAAAGCATGCTCATGTGATGCGTGACATTCGTTCATTGATAGAGCAGGGAGTTAACGGATCCAACTTTGGATTGGTTAATTATAAAGATAAAAAAGGAGAGGTGAGGCCAATGTTTGAGCTAACACCAAAGGGTTGCTTGATTTTAGCGAGCGGCTATGACGCTTTGCTCCGTGAGAAAATAATAAATAAGCTTGAAGAACTTGAGAAGAAGAATCACCTGGAGCAGTATCAAGTACCTAAGTCTTTCTCCGAGGCCCTTATGCTTGCAGCAAAGCAGCAGGAGAAGATAGAGCAACAACAGCTTGCTCTAGAATCGAAGAACAAAGAGATTGTACAGCTCTCGGCTACAATCACCGAGATGCAGCCAAAGGTTAGTTATGTTGATACAATCCTTTCGAGCAAGGAGACCGTTACAACGACACAGATTGCTCAAGACTACGGTCAATCAGCAAAAGCGTTCAATATCTTGCTGAGAAACTTCGGCGTTCAACGTAAAGTTGGTGGTCAGTGGATTCTCTACGCAAAGTATCTCCCTTGTGGTTACGTTCAGTCAGAAACAGTTTCTATCACTCATCGTGATGGTAGTGCAGGTTCTGTAATGCACACAAAGTGGACTCAGAAAGGAAGACTATTCTTGTATGATGAGTTAAAGAAACATGATATCCTTCCATTAATTGAGAAATAGCCTATGCCTCGCAAGAAAGTATCAGTAGAGCCTGTCGAAAAGATATGGCTCTCCACAAAAGAGTTCGCCAAATATATTGGTATGAGCACAGGATACATACACGACTTGAGAAGGAGCGGCCAGATTCATCATTATATGATAGGTAACACCGCATTCTTCAAAAAGTCTGATGTTGATGAGCTGATTGAAGGACACAAGGTATGTTGATGTCCAAGGATAGAATACTTTAACATATTTCACATATATTTGAATTTGCCCGTGAGGGTTCTGGAAACAACTCATTGTTAGTTGGGTATTGTTAGCTTAGTTCACAGCGGTGAATGATGGAGCGGATTTTTAATTGGTTAGTCCGCTCCAAAATGGACCAGTAGCTCAGCGGAAGAGCAATCCCCTCCTAAGGGATAGGCCACGAGTCCGAATCTCGTCTGGTTCACACTATCTTACTAATTCCGTTTCGTGTGTATCTCAAACGGTGCAAAGATAAGCCCACGACCTTATAAAGTAGGTAGTTCGGGCAGCTACAATCTTGCATCGGGAGAGGTTCGGAAAGGATTGGAGAAGTAGTTCTTTGACATATTGGACATATAGCGCATTATAGCGTTAGTGTACGTGTAAGATAGTACGGGTAGAGCGGATTTAATTATCTCAGGTCGGGAACCTATAGCGAAGATGCCCAGAAGGAACGCACGTAGCACGGAAGACCAGTTAGACATGATTTACTCTTTCATAAATTTCCCATCCGCCGAACTGCCACGGAACGAAGAATTGTCGTGGTAAGCGGAGGATCAATGAGAAGAAGATGTAAATCTCTGGCCGAAGGTGCCTGGACCTATAACCCCGGCACCGGAGAGTCAAAGAACCCTATGGCCATGCAAGTCCACCATCGAGAATGGTTGGCGTTGGCAAGCCTCTTATATTATATATAAGGTGTAGAATACACAGACTTGAGGTTCTAAAGAGATGATTGGTGTAATGGAAGCACGGCGACAACTAGATGATACCGATTTCTTATCGTCGTTGGTGGGGGTTCGAGTCCCTCTTCATCTCCCATAGATTATACTTTTGGATTTAGTTGGAGGCATAATGTGCCTCTACGCTGTTTTTATTCAGTGTGTTGCTTGTCTGTGAAGACAGGCTCATATCTTGTTTCTAGATTACATTTTATTAATAATGTTTTGCATAACAAGTGCAGCCCGTCTGTGAAGATAGACTGCACAATACGGATCTGTAGCTCAACGGTAGAGCGCCGGGGACATCATCCGGAGACAGGAACGTCCGACTCGTCCCAGATCCACGAAGAATGAAAATTGTGAGTATAATTTTAGTTTAAAATGCGTTCTGGTTAACTATCCTGGCGAGGAGGTGATCGTATTTTTATTATTTAGATTTATTTTTAGTTTCGTGCGCTCTGTACGTGAGTATCGGGCGCCTTAAAATAGCCTATTGTGCGTAGTTGATATATATTCAGGTGGCGTAGCTCAGTAGCAGAGCGCCAGGGGAAGGCCCTTGGAGGTCGATGGTGCGAGTCCATCCGCCACTCCAAAAGATACTTTTCATTTTTCCTAAATTTTAATTAAAACGTTGAAACTAGCCCAGTAGCTCAACTGGATAGAGCCGTGGAATCAGCCGCGAGGTTGGGAGTTCGAGTCTCCCCTGGGTTTACTATAAGTTTGTTCATGGAAGGTTTATTTGTTTTATATTATCTTAGGGTCTGAAGGCGTTCAGCAATAAATGATTCAATTATTCCATAAATACTCCTCCCGCTTGTGAAAGTAGGAGGATTGCTTCGTTAGCTCAGCTGGTTAGAGCTGTAGTCACCATATTGGACTGCGTAAGTCGCAGGTTCGAGTCCTGCACGAGGCACGGCAATGTATATGTCATAAGTTTTTTAGTTTTTAAGTTTTTAATGGAGGGAGTGAGGTCGTCAATTCGGCCTCCTCCCGATTGTTTTGAGTTGGAAACAATATGAAGGTAAAAAAGACAATAAGAATCCGCAAGGAGAATATCAGGGAGCTCAAGAAGCTAGAATGCGTCGAGAGTATTGAACAGAATGGAAGGGACATTCTCGTCCGTTTGAAGCCCGAGCACACAGAAGGAAAGCAGGAGGCCTTCAAGGACGAGTATCTCGTGCAGTGGAATAACGGTAAGTGGCAGCGCTTCGGCGAGGCAGCGTTCAATCATCTCTACAAGAATCCCGCAAAGGAGGCGGGTGCGGCATGGGACGAGTAGGGTCAAAGAAGTATTACGCTCCCGATGGGAACGAATACGATTCCAGGGAAGAGTACCTGTACTTGCAGTACATCCTCGATGATCCTGGCATAAGCTGCATCCACAGGCAGGTAACCATCACTGCAATCAATCCGGTATGGATGCTGAAACCAAAGCAGCTTAAGACTAAGGTCAAGTACGAGAGAAGGTCACTGCTTTACGGGCATAACTATACTGCCGACTTCGTTTACCGGGAAGGCGATAAGATTGTGATATGCGATGTCAAGAGCCTCTACACATCAAAGCTAAGAGAGTTCTCTATAACTACAAAGGCTGTCGTGGCAAGACTTATCGCCCACAACAGGAAACGTCACAACGGCGAATCCGTCGTGATATTCCGCAAGGCTATCAAGGTGAAGAAGGATGAGTGGAAAATCGTTGATTACCCTCCTTCTGACTGTACTATATTATAATAAGGTGTAAAATCTAAAAGATATGGTTATCATTTTCAATAGTTTTCTGCTGACGGTACTAATGTTCGCAGCAGGTGCGTTTATCACAAAATCCCTTGGTTGGGATAAGGAAGACTAGTAGTTTAATTATAAATATTTTAAATTATGGACAAAGACAAGATTATCGTCAGTGTAGTAATTGACAAGCAGGCTCTTATTGACAGAGCATTCGACATCTCGAAGAATCCTTCTGAGTTCAATGAGCTTAAGAAGGTTATCGACGGCAAGAACCAGTTTACTCGTGATATCGACGAGATTGATGATGAAGGCAAGAAGGAGAATAACACGAACCTTTTCGCCGGCATCGCATTGGACATCATTCTCTGTGACAACCAGGAACTGGCAATCACCAAGCGCCTCAATTCGCTTGAGGACAAGAAGAACTCTTTCCTCGCTAAGATGAAGAAGCTCGATGAACTCCAGGAGAAAGTAAAAAGCGGAGAGATGCCAGGCGTTGAAGGTCTCCGTGAGTTATTGAAAGTAATAGAGGAGGGCGAGTAATGGGCGTAGTATCAAAGTACGGAAACCTGTATGATGTCAAGAAGAACATCATCTGTCACGCTCCTGTCACTTCTTCACATTTCGAAAGTATTTTGAAGAAGGGCAATGTGCTTCCGTTGATGAATGGCGTAACAACACCAGAATTGTTCGGAATTCACGCGGACAAGAAATTTAAGCGTGGACGCTGGCGTCGAGTATTAACACATTAATTCATATAACAATGGCAAAAGAAAAAGCAACTATTGCTGCAACCCTCGGTCACGAGTACGAGGACCTGGAGGAGCGTGAGGACTTCCTCGCCAACAACGCGGACTCTGTTGAGAAGATGGAGTTCGTCAAGCGATTCAACTCTGATGAGCTGATGAAGAAGAAGGATCTGTTCGCTCTTCAGTCTGCACGTGCATCTGACATCGAGGAGGAAATCAAGGATTTCCGCGAGCAGAAAAAGGCAGAGCTGAAGCCTATCAAGGAAGAGATTTCTTCTCTCCTTAAGGAAATCAAGCAGAAGGGTAGTATGGTTAACGAGAAGGTTTACAAGTTCGTTGACCGTGAAGCAAAGATGACTGCCTTCTATGACAAGGAGGGCAATCTTGTTTCTTCCCGTCCGGCAACACGTGACGAACTCCCTAAGAATATGTATTCAATTATCCGTGACAAGCAGGCTATGTAGTCTGCTTTCACTTTGTTTTAACTTTTAGACATTTTATAAAATGGACAATGAAAAAATGCAAGTAAATTTTGCTCCGGGACAGACTTCTGCGGAGCTTGTTATCCGTGAGGTTGGTAATGAGAACCCTTATAAGCTTCCTGTCAAGGAACCGCTGAATCTTAGTGTGCATGGTGTTATTACTTGTATCTATGCTTTCCTTGAAAAGCGTTGGGGTACAGAACAGATTGACAAGGAGCATACACATATCCAGGTCAATCGAGAGGAACTTACCGTTACCCTTGTAACAAACGAGAACGATATGCGCAAGATGCAGACTATCGTTGGCTCCATTCAGCTGTCTCGCCAGTTTAAGGAATTCCATATCAACGATGAAAAGTTGTGGAAGCCGGTACAGCTTGGTGACTTCTTCCGTCTCAACCGTTCTTACTTCGAGACGAAGGAGAAGAACATGGAGCTCGTCAATCTCCTCAAGAGCTTTTCAGCAAAGGTTCAGACAACAATCAAGAAGGAATTCAGCGATAATGGATCTGTAACTGACAACTATGAGAAGGCTGTAGACTCTAACCTTCCTCCATCGTTCGTTATCAACGTTCCAATCTTCAAGGGCGCCGAGCCTGAGAAGCTTTCAATCGAGACTATCGCTCACGTTGAAGGCAATATGGCATTGCTGACGCTTATCTCTACTGATGCAGAATGTATCATCGAAGAATCCCGCGACAAGATCATCAATACGGAGCTTGACAAGATTCGCAAACTCTGTCCTGAGATTCCTATTATGGAGGTATAATGAGTAGAATCAACGAAATCATCGCATCTATGCCGCCGGGTGAAGCTGCTGCCGTGATCCATCTGAGAGAGGTTCATTCCTGTCTGATGGAACTCGACACGAAGAAAGCTAGAGCTCTGGCGGCTAGAGCTGTCTTCCTAGACTATATAGAGGGTACGGGAAGAAAGCTCGGTAAGACTCCACGTTATTACGAAAGAGTTAACTCTAAAGGCGAAAAGATTAACGTGGAAACTTACTTCAGTTATATCAATAGAGTACATTAATTTTTAATTCTATACAAATGGATATAGAGCAGTTAAACAAAACGCCTCATAATCAGATTTGCGATTTGGCAAGAGACAGATTTATCGAGGTGTACAATCAGAAGTTCGGAGAGGGCGGAGACGTATTTTTTGAAGAACAGAAGGCGTTCTTCAACGAAGAACTTCTCAATGGTCCGTTCAAAGGCTATCTTGAAAAGGCTCCGTCATTGAATATTCACGATGCCTTCATGAACTTGGCAATTAACGGATTGTCTCTCGAAAAGGGAACTACGACACTCTGCTACCTCATGGGCTACAGTAACTACGACAAGAATACCAGACAAACGAATTATACGGCCAAGATTACCTATACTGGATATGGCGAGATTCTTCTTCGCCAACGAGCCGGTCAGATTGTTCGTTGTGACAATCCTGTCGTAGTTTACAATTGTGACGATTTTCGTTTCGGTGAACGAGACGGTCATAAGTACGTTGATTACGCAAAGACTTATCCTCGACCTGAAAATTCATACATCGTTGCTTGTTACGTGAAGATTATTCTTCCGAATAATGCCTACGATTACTTCGTTCTTGACCGCGAAGGTATCGACCGCTTGCGTGAGTATTCGGCTAAATTCGGCGGAAAAGACCGCAAGGCTAATGCTCTTTACGGCGGAAGCTATGTCGGCAGCGATGGAAGAACGTACTTCAAGGATATTGATACAGGCTTCCTTATCTCGAAGACATGCAAGCATGCGTTCAAGGGCTATCCTAAGCTGAAGGTTGGTCTTGGTGCTCTGTTGCAGGCCGACATCGATATGCAGACTCAGCAGAAACCGACTCAGGAAGCCTTTGGTACTGGTGATGCCGCACCGGAAGATAAAGGTGTAAAGGTAAATGTTGATAGTGATTCACCATTTTAAAATTGTTATACATGGCAGAAAATACAGAATTGCAGTTGGTACAACAACAAGCCAACAATATTACAAGACAGATTGCAACGCTAAAATCTGATACGGAAAATGCGGTGCAAGCCAACAGGAAATCTTATGAGGCATGCGTGAATGCAGGTGAGTCTCTGTTGTTTGATATTGGCGTTTCCGGAATGAACGATGCTCTTGACGAGAGAGCCGCTGAGTTTATCAAGAAAGCTAAACTGACAGAGAAAGCAATGACGGAGAAACGTAAGGGTGTTACCCAAGTGTTCGATATTGTCCGTAAGGGTTTTACTATGATGGAGAACCTTATCTCTATCAAGAACACCGATTCTGTTGTCTATAAGATTCAGGAGAAACGCAACGAGTATGCGGCATACAAGCTTGAACAGCAGCGTAAGGCTGAGCAGGAACGCCTGCGCCAGGAGCGCATCAAGGAGGCCAAGATTAAGTTGAAGACTGATACGATTGATATCTTGAACAATCTCCTTACAGAGCATTCTTCTGCTGCTATCAACTCACTTAATAATACGTTCTCTCTTCTCACCCTTGATAACAAGGATGAAGTTAAGAAACGTATTACAGAGTGTTCTGATGTTCTTGACCTCGGACATCTTTTCGTTAATAACAAGCCTTCATACTCTTCCGAAATTGATGAGAATGATGCCAAGGATATTATGAATGGAGCCTACAAGGAGGTTTCCGCTTCTCTTCTTGCATCTTATAAGCAGACCGTAAATGCTACGCGTGATGAGCTTCTTATGAAGTTTGATTCTAAGATTGCTGAACTTCTTGAAATCAAGAAGGCTGAGGAAGAGCGCAAGCGTAAGGAAGAGGAAGCTCGCAAGGCTGAAGAGGAGCGTAAGCGCAAAGAGGAGGAAGCACGTAAGGCTGCCGAGGAAGAGCGCAAGAAGCAGGAGGAGATTCAGCGTATCAAGGACGAGGAGGAGCGCAAGCGCAAGGAGTCAGAGCGGAAAGCTGCCGAGGCTGAACGCAAGGCAAAGGAAGCCGAACTGAAGGCTGCTGAGGAAGAGTGCAAACGTAAGGAAGCAGAAGCTGCCGCTGCTGAGGCTGAACGCAAGGCTAAGGAAGAGGCTATCCGTAAGGCTGATGAAGCCGCCAAGGAAGAGCAGCAGAGAAAGCTTGCGGCTGAGCAGGAGAAGCGTGATGCAGAGAATGCAGCCCAGCACGCTACTGCACAGGCTCAGTCGCTCTTTGCCCAGACTTCCGTTGGAGAAACCGGTAAGCAGAAAATCAAGGTAACAAAACGCCTTGTTGTTACCGATAAGAATGCCTGGCTCGACATCATCCAGCAGTGGTGGACGATTGAAGGCTCAAAGATGTCTCCAGACAAGCTTGCTTCCAGATTGGAGTTCATGCGCAAGGCGTGTGAGAAACACGCAAACAGCGAAGAAGAGTATATCGTTTCTCCTTATATTAGATATGAGGATGAGGTAACGGCTAAGTAATATGTCGGAACAACCGTTTGACCCTTATTATTCTCGTGGTGAGGTCTCCAATTCGGACCTCACTGCGTTGAAGTTTGCCCTGAACCCGCAGCTCAACTTCGTAAAGGAAGAGGACAAGAGAAAGGCTTTCCATCTCGGAACTCTCGTTGACGCTCTCGTTACCGAACCAGAAAAGTGCAATCATTACGCCATGACGGTTGATGACGAGAAATATACGGAGAAGGATTGGAAATGGGGTCTAGACCGGCTTGCTGTCCTGAAGGAACAGGCAACGAAGGATAGGTTCCTTGATTTCGTCCTGAAGAATGCGGTCGGTCAGAAAACATTCATCAATCCGCACATGAAGATGGAATACCAGGGCTTCGAGTTCGAGCTTCCGGTACGCTGCAAGTTCGACTGGTGGCTCGGCGAGTTCGGCGGTGATTTGAAGACCACCGCAGCTACATCACAGGAGCAATTTGAGGCTCAGATCGATTTCGTCGATTGGGATAGAAGCCGTGCATGGTACATGGACCTTACGCACAGCATAGACCCAAGATACGGAAACCAGGACTTTATCTTTGCGGTCTCCAAGACCAAGAAGAAAGTATTCTATAAGAAGATTGAACGTGGTGACGAGTTGTATATGCGTGGTAGGGAGAAGGCTCTTGAATGGGCTTTCCGCATGTGGTGTTTATTATAATTTATTATTATGTCAGATAAACCGAAATTATACGATTATCAAGAAGAAGGTGTGCGCATGGAGCTTGCCATGAAGCGCTGTATCAATGGCGATGACATGGGAACCGGCAAGACGGTTCAGTCTATCGTCGCCATTGAACGTGCAAAGGCAACCCCCTGCCTTGTTGTTTGCCCTGCCGCACTTAAGGTTAATTGGGAACGAGAGATAAAGAAGTTTACGAACCTCCGACCTCTCATTCTTACCGATTCCGTCAATGCGACATACGGATATCATCTTACTAAGATGAACCTGTATGATGTAGTGATATGCAATTACGAGTCGCTTGCAAAATACTTCGTCGTAAGCCTCGGTCCGAAACCGTTACGGCTGAAAAACTTCCTGTTTCGTGATGAACTGAAGATTATCAAGTCTGTGATTATCGACGAGTCTGCAAGAGTCAAGGATCCATCAACAAGGCAGTCTAAAATTATCATGGGATTGTGCCAGGGTAAGGAGTATATCTATGAGCTTACAGGTACGCCCGTTGTCAATCACGCAACAGACCTGGCCTGCCAGCTTGCTATCCTCGGTCGTCTGAACGACGAGTTCGGAGGGTTTGGCGAGTTTTGTAACAGGTACGGTGAGAACGAGAATCTTGAAGAGCTTAATCGGAAGATACACGAAACGTGCTATTTCCGCAGGGAAAAGAAAGATGTTCTCAAGGATTTGCCGGATCTGACCAGAACGACCATCAGCGTTGCCCTCGACCCGGAAACGCAGGAAGAGTACGATACCTGTCAGAAAGACCTGCTCACGTTCCTTCTCGAATACAAGAGCTGCTCCGAGGAAGAGGCTAGGAAAAAGCTTAGAATGAAGGCTCTTGTCAGGTTTATGAACCTTCGCTCGATATCCGGACGAGGAAAAATGAAGGCGACTATAGAGTTTCTCCATGACACCGAAGAACAGATAATCGTATTTGCCGAGCATCGTGATGTCGTTAGTGTAATCAAGAAAGAGTTCCCTGATGAGGTTTGCACCGTAACCGGCTCTGATAGTCAGCAGCAGAAACAATGGGCTATTGATTCTTTTCAGGCTAAGAAAAAGAGAATCATCATCTGCTCCATCAAGGCGGCCGGCGTAGGTCTTACGCTTACGGCTTCTTCCAACGTGGTGTTCGTCGAACTCCCGTGGACGATGGCGGACTTGTCGCAGTGCGAATGCCGCGCCTATCGTAACGGCCAGAAGAATGCGGTTACATCGTGGATTCTTATGGGCGCAAATACCATCGACGGCTATCTTTATAGCTTGATTATGCAGAAAGGCTCAATAGCATCAAAGGTTACGGGCGAACAGGACTCCGCTATCAAGGATGCAGCTTATTTTGACGAGCTGGCCGATTTGGTTTTAAAAAATTCTTTAAACAAAAAATAAATGGAAATTCAAGGAAAAGTAACAAACATCTTACCGATGCGCTCTGGCGTATCTGCAAGAGGAGAATGGAAATCGCAGGAATTCGTGATTACCACAGAGGAACAATATCCGAAAATGGTTTGCTTTCAGGTCTTTGGAGAGGATAGAATCAACAGCTTTGCTCTCCAGATCGGAGAGGCCGTAAAGGTTAGTTTCGATATCTCTGCACACGAATATCAGGGGTGCTTTTTTAATTCTATCAACGCATGGAAAGTCGAGAAGCTCATGCCGATTGCGCAGAATCCTCCTCTTAACCCTCAACAGAACGTCAATGCTCCGGCAGGCGGATATGTTCCACCACAGGCAGGCGGCAATGCAATGTTTGGCGGTGGAACACCTCCAGGTAATTCTCCGAATCCCATCCAGGCCGGACAGCAGGCGCAACAACAGGGTGGCGGGGGCCTTCCCTTTTAATAGGGGAGTCGAGCTAATCAAACAAACATTCAACGCTTATGTGGTTTAACCTGAAAAATGTGTTTGAACTTGAAACGTTTAGGACAAAAGTAGCCGAGTTGGAGAACAAAGGCGCGATGGTAGAGCTGAAAGAGAAACGTGGACGTTCTTTGAGGCAGAATGCCTATCTTCATTTGCTCCTATCTGCATTCGGCCTCCAATACGGCTACACTCTAGACGAAGTTAAGACGCATTTCTATAAGCTGGTAGTGAACAAAGATATATTCCTCAGAGAAGGGATTGATAAATTTACAGGAGAATGCTATAAGTATCTCCGCTCTTCTGCTGACCTTACGAAAGACGAAATGAGTAAATCAATTTCTGATTTCAAATCGTGGGCAAAAGAGGAAGCTGGATTTGATTTTCCTGATTCTGATGAATATATCGCACTACTGCATATTCAGCATGATATAGAAAGACAACAAAATTACATACAATAGCTTATGATGTTACCAACTAATATACGCCAGAAGTCTAGCGAGTTGTTTCCTAATGACGCAGAGAAACAGAAAGTCTTTTGTATGGGTGCTGCGTTCTCGTTAGGCAAAGATTTATCCGACTTTGAAGAAGAAGAAGGGCAACAGGAAGAAGTGCAGCATGAGGAGATTTACCCTTGCAAAGAGGCTCTTGATATGTGGCTTGCATACAAGAAAGAGAAACGTCAGAAGTATCAACCTCGTGGTCTTGCGGCTCTTAAAAAGAAGCTTTTAAAGATGTCGAACGGAAATCCAGAATACGCAAAGGTTATCGTTGAGCATTCTATGGGAAACAACTATTCCGGGTTGTACGCTCCGAAAAATAACAGCATAAATAGTTATGAACAGCAGCAACGAACTTTCAACAAGATCAACTCAATCCTTGCCGGATGAGTACAAAAAGGCAATCGGGGAATTTGGCGCGCAATACGCTTTGTTCTTGAATAAATACCCGACTCTTCAAAAGAGAATCAGCAGCGTTCCTACGGTGTATGACTCTGTAAAGAACGGCGGACTTTCGTTCGTGGAAATCGACAAGTATTTCAAGGAAGGAGCAAGCGAATGGTGGATCAAAACAATGGTTATTGACCTGTTTATGGTTATAGGTGCATTCGATGCTACTACTCCTTATCAGTTCAAGGCGATTGCACAGCGTATCAGGCAGGAATATTACCATGTATCTCCAGGAGAGCTTACACGATTCTTCTATGAATTTTCCATGGGTGAGTACGGTGAGATTTATGTAGGCAGGACTGTAAATCCACAGAAGTTATTCATCGCTCTCGAAAGGTACATGTGTAAGGTGTACGAGAAGAGAGCCGAGATTGAGAGTCAAAAGAATGTATTACTTCAGAAGAAAGCGGACGAAGAAGCTAGGAGAAACGCCGTGTCTTATGAAGAGTACTGCCGACTGAAAGGTATTGATATTAAGAAATCTCCTCTTGAGGTTTTAAACAGAAAGCTTGAAAGAGAATCAAAACGTGACAAAGATGGCGGACGTAAGTAAGCAGACAGAGGAATGGCTTAACGAGCACCCTGATGCGACAAAGAAAGAAATATGGATGGCTGGTTATTGGAAATCTACCGATAACTGGTGCAACCGAACCAAGTAAATTTAGAATTATGACACAGAAAGAACGTATTGAGAACGCAACCACAAAGCAGGCGGTCGTGTTCATCTGGATCTACTCCTGGGTTATTGTGAGAAACCTAGGAAGAGCAATCAACAAGGCAGTTCACAAGCTGCCATGGTTGTTCATCGTGATAACGGTAGTAATCTCATTCATCGTTAGCTTCGTTTTCATCTCTGAGGCAAGGGCAGAACGAGATAGCTACAACAAGAAATTGGTACACGCAACACAGCAGCTTGATAGCTTCTATGCTGCATACGGAAATATTAAATCAAAGTAAATATGAAGAGATACAAACATACAATAGTAATGATCCTGCTCGTTATCGCAGCATTCATAGTAGGTTACGGATTCATCTGCTTCATGGTTGAATATATTTTCCTTTCGCTCCTGATGGTCTTCTGTATCAGTTGCGCATTGGCAGTAGAGAGGGAGGTGTAGCATGCAGACAGGATGGAACCCGAATTTCTCTAGACCGGTGTTAGCTAGAATTCCGGTCAAAGTACCAACCGAAGAGCAGGTGAATCGCTTCTATATGCTCTTCTATTCTATGGTCGGCGGTTTCGCCTCAATCGTTCAGACACAAATCACCGACACATACAACCTCATCAAGGAGAACAAGAAAATCTTCCGCTTTGAGACTAAGAAGAGAATTACAGAGACAAAGGGGTGCTCTGATGAACTCATCGATGCCTTCATGCACTATATGAAGGAATGCGGTATGTCCCAACTCTGGATGGATATGACTGATAACATCGAGGATGACTTGAAGCTTGATGTCCAGAAATGCTTTTATGCCATCGATAACCAGTTCCTCAAGCATCACGTAAAAGAGCATAAGATGTACACAATGCTCCTGATGTCGGAACTGATGAGCAGTATGCTTGTAAGCTCAGTAGAACGCTTTGCTGAGATGATGGATAAGTACAACGGAATCCACGCTGTCAACATCGCAGAACGCTTCACGAATCCTATCCGAGGAGTTTATGCTCGTATGCGCAATGCTATGGAGATTCTCTACCCGGTCAAGGTTGACAAGGAAGTCTTCTCTGAATGCCCGGATAAGTTCAACCTCGGCTTCGAGATTATCGGACAGAAGGTACTCGACTGGAAACGAGCCGAGAACGCCCTAGCAAATGCCTGTATCCTCAACGGCTTCAACCTTAATGCTGATGGTGAGTTCCTGGAGAATGAACAGGATAATACCGGTACACCTTGGAACGAGACTCAGACGAGGGCTTTGACTGTCGCTTATTCGAACACCTCGAATAAACAGATTGCCAGGATCATCGGCAGAAGCGTTTACGAGGTTACAAAGCAAGCTAAGAAACTCGGATTGAAGAAATCTGAGGAATATATTAGAGAGACTAGAATAGCTAATTTAAAACGTAAGAAAAATAAATACAACGAGGAGGTGTAACTATGGAAGATTTACCTGTAGGCTCAGAAATCGTCTTGAAGGTGGTTGAGACCGAGAAGGAAGAATGCAATGGCTGTTTTTTCGATGAGATAAGTAGTAACATTTATGAAAATGTTTGCGGTGATTTTGTCTGTAGCGCAAGCACAAGAAAAGACGGAAAGAATGTTCAATTCAAAAGAGTAAAGTGATATGGAAGAAAAGATAAACATAGCGAAACTCCTAAAGGATAAGCCTGAGAAGACAATCTTGTATGACACAATGCGTGATATTAATGTATCTCTTTATGTTGTCGAAAAACGAAATGGGGAGACCAATATCTTCTGTGATGGTATGGAAAAGTTTAAAGGATGTAGTTTTGTGTATTCTGATACAGGAGCAGATTCTATATTCCGCAAAGGAATGCAACTTCTTAAACCATCCAAGGAAATGCAAGACTGGGAAAAGTTCTCGTGGAAGAGGGGTGATGTACTTATCAGTGATTGTGGATTTGTGTGCATCTTCAAAGAATGGGCATCTGATGACTATACTAAATTCAACGGATGTTATTTTGATGGTATGCCAAATGCAGAAACGGCTAAGTATAGCAAGTTAGATAACAATACTGCCTATGGTTATATCAGAGAGATTGAGAATAGATGTGGCGGTAAGTTAAACCTTGAAACTTTGGAGATTGAAAAACAGAATGAGTTCAAGGATGGGGATATAGTAACACAAGGTGTTCTCAAAGGTGTTAATGTTTGTATTATAAAAAATTGTATAGATAAATTTGATAATAAATATAATTATTATGCAAGATATAATACCCAAGATAAAGAGATAAACTATGATGACTGGTCTCATTTCTCTCCTTTTGCTAAATTTGCAACAGACTCAGAGAAGCAGCAACTCTTTGACGCTCTAGCAAAGGAAGGAAAACACTGG